ATGGCAAACAAAAAGTTTGGGGACATGACACAGATTCAGATTCCCCCGGACGGAGGACTCCTGCTGATCCACGATGGTAGCGGAGTCAAATCGGTATCCCTTGAGGATATCAAAGATTATCTGGCGTGGCAGAAAGCTGGTTCCCACAACAGCTTCTTCCGGGGCAGGAACCTCGGAAGTGCCGTGAGCGCAGATCAGTACGACCAGATTGACGCTGGTACGTTCGATGACTTGTACATCGGTGACTTCTGGGAGATCAATTCCGTCAAGTGGCGTATCGCTGCTTTTGACTATTGGCTCCACAAGGGCGATACCGAGTGTACCAAGCATCATGTGGTGATCGTGCCTGATTCCTGTCTGGTGAACGCCAGCATGAACAGCAGCAATATCACGACCGGGGCATACGTGGGAAGCGATTACTACACCGGGAACAACAGCAACACCGGGAAAGCCACGGCGAAAGGCAAGATCGAGGGTGCGTTCGGCGCAGCCCACATCCTGTCCCACCGGGAATACCTGAAGAACGCCGTGACGAACGGCTACGAAAGTGGCGGTAGCTGGTATGACAGCACCTTTGAACTCATGACCGAGCAGATGCTTTACGGCGGTCGGCAGTTTGGTAATATCACCTGCGGAACGAACGTTCCTTCGGTGTATACCATCGACAACAGCCAGCTTCCGCTGTTCGTCCTCGCACCGGAGTTCATCTGCAACCGGGAGCATCAATGGCTGCGTGATGTGGTGTCTGGCACTTACTTCGCTTTTTGCAACTCTCGCGGGTATTGCTACCGTGGCAACGCTTCTGACTCTTATGGCGTTCGCCCCGCTTTCGGAATCGTGAAATCTTGAGTCAACACCCCCTTGTGGGGTGTTGACGCAACCCAAGTTTTAAGGAAATGAGGTAAATGTAATGGCTGTCCTGAAAAGCAAACGGAAACCCTCAAAGTTTGAGGTCTTTCATCATCTTTATAAGTTGCGGAGGGAAATCACAGATTTGCTTCTTCGGGACTTCGGTTACAGTTTCCCCAAGGAGGAAAAGCGGTTGTCGAAGCGATTCGGCAACCGCCCCTTCGAGGATTTGTCCGACACCGAAAAGGCTCATTGGGAACGGCTGAAAGCCCGGTGGGAAGCGTTTGACGATTGGTTTGTGAAGGACGAGAGGACGGTCATCATTGATTGTCTCCGAGAGATCACGAAACACGTATTTATCGCTAACAGCATCTACCCGCAGTATTACGAAGAATTAGTTCAGCGCAGACTCCATCAGGATGAAGCCCTTGGACAATGCTTCCGGTTGATACAGGAACTTCAATACGCCATTGAAGTTCTTCCGGTGGATGTGAACGCCTATACCCGGTTTGCCGAAATGGTGCAGGATGAAGTTAATCTCATCAAGGCATGGCGAAAGTCGGACAATCGACTCAAGCCCCTTGTGGATAGGGCTACCTCTGATACAGACCCGGTGGTGTCTGGCACTAACTTCGCTAATTGCAACAATAACGGGAATTGCAACAATAACAACGCTTCTAACTCTAATGGCGTTCGCCCCGATTTCGACACCACGGTTTAAGAGCCGATTGAGCGTTCCGTGGTAGAAGAAAGGAGAGGTAGTCCTTCCGTGGAAACGGTAAATACTAAACACGATGCGGTCTGTTACGACAGGAACCGCTATCAACGTGAGATATTTGATGCAAACGCTCTATATGACGCTTTCAAAAGAGCAAAGCAGGGGAGCGATTGGAAACCGCAGACCCAACGCTTTGAGATGAATCACCTCATGGAGATTGCCCGGTTGAAGAAAGAGATTCAGGAAGGAACGTTCAAGTTCAGCCCTGACAGCGAGTTCATTATCAACGAAAGAGGAAAGAAACGGGTTATCCACGGGGAGCAGACAAGGGATCGGGTGGTCAAACACAGTTTATGTGACGAAGTGCTGAACCCCGCAACCTACAAATACCTGATTTATGACAACGGAGCAAGTCAAGTCGGGAAAGGAATCTCATTTACCCGGAAGCGGTTGATCTGTCACCTGCAACGGTTTTATCGGCAGCATGGGAACAATCATGGGTACATCCTGCTGATTGATTTCTCAAAGTATTACGACAATATCCGTCACGATACGCTGAAAGAACTGTTTGAGAAGTATGTCAACGACCCGGTGGCGTTATGGCTTCTGGCTGAATCCATCAAGAAATCCGAAGTGGATGTTTCGTACATGACCGATGAGGAATTTGCGTACTGTATGTGGGATGTTTTCAGTTCCTTGGAATATGAAAAACGCCCGAAGTCAGAGCGCACAGGAGAAAAGGTCATGAAGAAACATCTGAATATCGGGGATCAGGTGGCACAGACAGCCGGGATCGCCTACCCCATTGCGATTGACAACTACGTGAAGATCGTCCGGGGAGTGAAATTCTACGCCCGGTACATGGATGATTGCTACGTGATACATGAAAGCAAGGAGTTCCTTCGGGATTTGCTTGGACACATTCTGGTGGTTGCCCTTGATCTGGGAATCACGGTGAACATGGACAAGACGAGGATCGCCAAGCTTTCAGAACCATGGCGGTTTCTTCAGACGCAGTACGCTCTGACCGACACGGGACGGATCATCCAGAAGATCAACCCGAAACGGCTGACCACGATGCGAAGGAAGATGAAGAAGCTTGCCCCAAAGATGACGGAAAAGGACTTCACGGATTGGTACAGGGCTTGGTTCCAGAACTACCGTAAAGTCATGAGCAAGCGTCAAAGGCTCAACATGGACACCCTATTTAATCAACTGAAGGAGGTAACGACCCATGTACACGATCAAACTCAATGACGGGACGAAGCTGGAAAACCTTGCCCTGAACGGCAACAATTTCATCAGCGAAAGTCCTCTGGACGAGGGAATCTTTGAAGGTAAACTCGCCCGTGTGGAAATCAAGGACGAGGAATCCGGTGAGGTTTCCATTCTGGAAAACGGCTATCTGGCTTCCCTGCGGGAATGTGACGGGGCGTATTGGTTCGTCCTGATCGAAGAACCCACGGAAAACCGGATTGCCAGAATCCTGAACAACGCCACGGGTGACATCACCAGCATCGAGTTGGCGTTGGCAGAAATCTACGAAATGATTATCGGATAAGGAGGACAAAACCATGGTTAAGGTTTACGCTGACCTGATTCGCAAAGGTGCGATCTGCCCCAAGACCGGGGAACCCTACACCCTTGAAGATGTTCCTGAAAGAATCCGTGAAGCGGTTCGCCGGGAACTTGAGGGCGAGTAAGCCATGTGGCTGCTCAAACTATTTCGTGTTTACATTTTCGTGATTTGCCAGAAGGAGGTAAACAAAATGGCTGTTATCTACGTAGCCCTGATTATCAAGGGCAAGCGCACATTTTCATCCGTTCCCGCCACGATCAAGGAGCAGGTTCGCCAGCTTTTGATTGATCTGGAATTGGAAGAACTCATTGATGAATGAGCCGGGTTTGACCCCCGAATAACCCAGAAAAGGAGGTAAGTATGCCTATGTCCCCGGTTGAAATTGTTTTAACCATCGTTGGCAGCGTGTTTGCCAGCGGTGGGTTCTGGGCGTTTATCACCGCTATGATCCAGAAGCGGGATAAGAAGGTCAGCAACGAGGGAAAAATCCTTCGTGGTTTGGCGCATGACCGCATCTGCTACCTTGGCGAACACTATTTGCAGCAGGGAACGCTCACGAAAGATGAGTATGAAAACCTGCATGATTACCTGTATGTCCCCTACTCGGAACTTGGGGGAAACGGGACAGCCAAGAAAATCATGGATGAAGTAAAAAAACTGCCCTTAAAAACTGCCTGATCTCCCGGATAGGAGGTACGGTATATGGCAAAAGTTTCTGTATCGGCGTATGTCGGTAAGGTAGAGGAAATCTATCAGGAACAACCCGCCTATAAATCTGGCGGGGACGGTTCCGGTGGAGTCTGTGATTGCATCGGCATGGGGCGTGGTTCGCTGGAACGTGCTGGGGCAACCGGAGTCCACAACATGAGGGGAACGAATAATTTCGTTCGCCACGTAGACGCTAATCTGCAACCGCTGACGAGCGCAAGCCAACTTCAAGTTGGCGATATCGTCCTGAAAACCCGTGATAAGGACGATCCCAACATGAGACTCCCGGATCAGTACCGGGTCGGCGGTTCAGATTATAACCCCAAGTGGGGCGAAACCAATTTCACCCATTTCGGGACGGTAACGAGCGTGAACCCGCTGGTCATCACCCACATGACTTCTCCTTCCGCAAAGAAGGATAAAAGCATCAAGGGTTGGGGCTGGTTCGGTCAGTTGCCGTGGGTAAACTACAACGGGGGGTCGGTCGATCCCGACCCCGATCCTGATCCCAGCGGTGGAGGTGACGATCCTGTGAGTGTCGAGAAAGCTACTACTATGGGAGCCGAAGGAACCTCTACGGTCAATCTGCGGAGTAAGAAAAGCACTTCCTCCGCATTGGTCGAGAGGATTCCCATTGGCGAAGAAGTCACGGTGTCCAACCACGGGGATACTTGGTGCGCTGTCACTTGGAAGGGAAAGAAAGGGTACATCATGACCCAATTCCTCGTTTTCGGTGAGTACACCCCCGGTGGGGATGACGAACCGATCCCTTCCGGGGATGACGAGATGATTCTGGTGAACCGGAGCGATCTGATTTTCATCCAGAATATGATCGCAAGTATGCTCGGCGGTGTCGGATAAGAAAAACAAAGGAGGTACAAAATCATGAAACTTCCCAACAAGGTGTATGATGTTCTCAAGTGGATTGTGCTGGTGTGCATCCCGGCTTTCACCACGGCGTATGTCGGGCTGTCCTCGATCTGGGGATTCCCGTATGCGGACGAGGTTGCCAAAACATCTGCCGTGGTGTGCGTCCTGCTCGGTTCCCTGCTGGGAATCAGCACCATCGCCTATCACAGCGAGAAACAGCAACCGCCTGACGATGACGAAGAAAACGGCTAACACATGAAAAGAGGGGTGAGCGTCCTGCTCATCCCTCTGTTTCAATCACAAACCCGAAGCAGTTCTTCACGTAGAAGAAAGTTTTCGGATTTGCACCGTATGGTGGAGCGAAACACGCAATATCCGAAACTTTTAGCGTTGCCGTGTTTGCCCCAGAAATGTTGAAAGTAAAGGTAATTTTCCTTCCACCGCCCGGAATGTCCCAGACAAAAACCGAATTGACAAGGGTATCTATGACTCGCATCCGATAATCAGGATCATCAATGTCCCCCTGACGGAAAGATTCAAGCCAGAATTGGATTCTTTCTTTGGTCAGGCGGGGCTTTTTGTTTTCTTCACGGGCGATTCGTGCGAGAAGGTCTTTCTTTAGCCCCTCAAGGTCGATTAAACGCTCTCTGGTACTCTCGGTGACAATTCCCTGCTCCGCAAGATCAAGGAGGTTTTTGAGCCGTTTCTGTGCGTCTGCGAGGGATTCCTTTAATTGGGGCAGAACAGAGTTCTCGGCTGCTTCCTTTTCGATAATCGCCATGGCTTTGGTCGAAATCTGTTCTATGGACTCATCGGTAAGGACGGTCTGGATCGTGTATCGGCAGACAATTTCTTCCAGCCAATCCTTTTTCTCTGGTTTCTTGGAACAGGCGTTACGGTGCTTCCGGTCGGCGCACTTGTAATAGGAGTAGGTCTGTCTGTTCTTCCCGACACCACATTCCCCGGTCATAGGAGAGCCACAATGACCGCAGAACACCTTTCCGGTAAGCAGGTAGTCCTCACGGGCTTTCCCCTTTGCCCTCGCCGTAAAATTGTGCTTATAACGAGCCTGAACACGGTCAAAGAGGTCTTTGTCGATGATAACGGGCATCCCGCCCTCCTTCGTGACCTCGCCATAGGAGTAGACCCCGGTGTACTTTGGGTTGGTCAGGATCGTGCGGAGGGAGTTTTTGTTGAACTGCGTTTTCCGGGCGGTGCGGTAGCCCTGTTCGTTGCAGTAGTCGATAATTTCCTTTGCACTATGCCCGTCTGCGTACATCTGGTAGATTTCTCGGACGATCTTCGCCCCGGCTGGATCAATCACGTAGGTTTTGTCGGCTCCGATGGCGTAGCCCAGCGGAATCGTCCCGCCCGTAACCTTACAGGCAAGGGCGTTTTCCATCATACCTCGCTTGATGTTCCGGGAAAGATTTTCGGAATAATACTCGGCGTATCCTTCCAGAACGGATTCCAGAATGATTCCTTCCGGTTCGTCCGGGATATACTGCTTGGCATAGTAGACCTTGACCCCGTTGCGTTTAAGCCGAGCCTTGTACATGGCAGAGTCATAGCGGTTCCGGGCGAAGCGGTCAAGGGTGTACATGATGACCGCCTGAAAGTGACCCTTTTCAGAATCCCGGATCATGCGCTGGAAATCTGCCCGGTTGTCGGTTTTCCCGGACAACGCCCGGTCGATATATTCTCCGATAATGACGAAGCCGTTACGCTCGGCATAAGCTTGGCACTCCCTGATCTGTCCCTCAATAGATTCTTCTCGCTGGGAATGGGACGAATATCGGGCGTAGATGACCGCTTTAATCACGGCAGCACCCTCTTTTCAAACTCATAAACAGCGTTCATAAACTCATGGCGGTCACGCCGGGGCAGCATACGGAAGATGCGGACGATTTCTTTTTCGTCCTCATCCAGAATATTGTCGGTGCGTTCCTGCTCGGCAACTTCTTCCTCTGTCATGAAGAAATCCATGACTGAGCAGTTCAATTCTTCTGCCAGACGGACGAGCATTTCCTGTTTCGGGAGGGAACCGGAGTTCCACATGGCTACTTTGGAAGTGGCTACACCCATCTTTTTGAGAACGGCGGTAGGTGTTGTGCCACGGGCGTTGCAGATGCGTTTAAGGTTCTGTGCGAAGGACATTTTTGACTACCTCCAAAAATTTTTCTTACAAAATCCGAAAAATAGCTTGACAACTCCGAAATATGGACTATAATAAGACCAAGAAGTTCGGAAATCGGACGGACAATATGAATCCCACCCCTCGGAAATCTGTTATCCGGGCGGTTCACGTTGGTTCCTATTCCCAATAAGAATCATAACATTCCGTGGGAGAACTGTCAAGTCCGAACTCCGAATTTCGTACCTGATAACTCTGGAAAGGAGGTCAACGACAATGAATGAACACATCAGACAAAAGATGAAGCGTCTGGGAGTCACGCAGGTGGAACTCATCAAGAAGCTGCACTCGGATTACGGCATTACGGTTCAGCCCCCGGAGATGAGCCAGATCATTTCAGGCGTAAACACCTACCCCAAGGCGCAGCGAGTTCTGGATGCCGTAGAAACGATTCTTGCGGAGATGGATAACTGATGAACACCGAGATTATGGAAGAAATGGCAAGGCACACCGCCCGGAAGGAAAGCGAGATCGAACGGTTCTACGATAACCCGGAGAACGAGAAAGCCTTTCAGGAGTGGTACGAAAAGAAATTCGGAAGGAGAGAAAGCGCATGACACGGGCAGAACGGGCAGCGGAGCAGAAAGCCGAACGGAGCCTTGAGAGGATGAAGTGGTTCGGGATGTATGCAGGGCTGTTCCTCATCATTGAGATTGTGGGCTTCCTCTGGTTCAAGGGAGTGATCGGATGAGAGTCATGATGATCCAAGGCAAGGTCGAGAACATCTTCGACAATGAAGATTTCGCCCGGATGCTTGGAGAACGGCTCGGAAGCGAAGCAGAGCAGTATTTCCGGGAACAGACCGATCCCGCCGTTGTTCTGGACGAAATGGGTGAGGTAGAGTTCTACGAATACTGCGAGGGCGATTGCTCCAAGATGGACGAACTTGAGGACGAAAAGAACGCATTGGAAGAAGAACGGGACGAACTCAAGATGTTCCTTGGAACGGTTGAGAAAACGCTGAAAGACATTGAGGACGATTTCACCTATCTCGGAAGCCTGATGACACCGGGCGAGATCAGGGAAAAGATCGGGGAACTGATTCAGGAGGTCAAAGAGAACCATGAGTAATTGCAAGGTCGGTGCGGAGTTTGAGAAAAGCTTCTGCAAACTACTTTCGGAGCATGGGTTCTGGGTTCACCGGGTATCGCAGAACGTGGCAGGGCAGCAACCCGCCGATGTGATAGCGGTCAAGAACGGACGGGCTTTCCTGATTGATTGCAAGGTCTGTATCCGGGATGTGTTTACCTTTGAACGAATGGAGCCGAACCAGCGGAGCGCAATGGACTTGTGGATGCGGTGCGGAAACGCAGTTCCCTTCTTCGCCCTGCAAGGGTCGAACGGGGATGTGCTGATGCTGGACTACCAGAGTGCA